TAAAGAAACTTATGTACAAGAACCTTTAGAGAAAACTGGATTTGATGGTAACTTATGGAAATGGCAGTTTCCAGATTATACAAAATCTTATATGGTAGTTGCCGATGTTGCGAGAGGTGATTCATCGGATTACTCTGCTGCTCATGTCATTGATGTAGAAGATTCGGAACAAGTTGCAGAATATAGAGGTAAGTTAGATACGAAAGATTTTGGAAACTTCTTAGTAGCATTAGCAACTGAATATAATAACGCACTATTAGTAATTGAAAACGCAAATATTGGTTGGGCATGTATTCAACAAGTTATTGATAGAAACTATCCTAACTTATACTACATGAGTAAAGATTTGAAATATGTAGATGTTGAAAATCAACTTTCAAATAAATATAGAGCACAGGATAGGGGTATGGTTGCTGGATTCTCAACAACAGCAAGAACTCGACCTCTAATTATTTCTAAGTTAGAAGAGTATGTAAGGGAAAAATCAATCATCATTCGTTCAATCAGAACTATTGAAGAACTATTTACATTTATATGGTTAAATGGTAGAGCAGAGGCAATGAGAGGATATAACGATGACCTTACAATGTCTCTTGCTATTTCACTATGGGTAAGAGATACCGCACTTCGTTTAAGACAGGAGGGTATTGACCTAACTAAACAAGCAATTAACAGTATTTCATCTTATACTTATAGTGGGGTATATGGTGGAAATGATAACGATGAAAACCCTTGGCAAATGCAAATCGGAGATGACTCTGAAGATTTAACTAAATGGTTATAAAATAAAAATTTTATATTTATATAGTATAGGTTAATTATAGGAACTAAGCATGGAAAATTATTCTGAAGAACTTTACAAAGAATTCAAGTCATTTTTAGATGAAGGTATCGAAGAGTATGATGTAGAAAACTACCACGATTTGAAAGAGTTTATCCAATTTCTAAAAAACATGAAAGAGGATGTTAATGAAGCAGAATATCAAGGTAGGGAAGTAAAACTTAATAAACCAATGCAGGGTGATGTTAAGAAGTTCAAAGTATATGTTAAGAATCCAAAGGGAAATGTTGTAAAGGTTAACTTCGGACATGGTGGTTCATCTGCAAAAAAGGCAGGTGAGGAAACCATGAAGATAAAGAAGGACAATCCTGAAAGAAAAAAAGCATTTAGAGCAAGACACAACTGTGATAGTCCTGGTCCAAGACATAAGGCAAGGTATTGGAGTTGTAAAGCATGGTAAATAAATAAAGGTTATAAAATAAGGAAACAAAATGGCAGAACAAAACAATAGTTCATTTTTTAATCGATTAACGAAACTCTTTTCTACCCAAGCAATCGTAAAGGTTGACAAGGATGGAAAGAGAAAAGTTGTTGATATAGATGATAGGCAACAAGGTGGTACTAACCTTATGAACATAAGAGATAGGTACACCAAACTACAAAGGTCTTTTTATGGAGACCAGATGGCAGCTCAATCGATGGCATACCATCAAGTTCGTAGAGAACTATTCAGAGATTATGATGCAATGGATAATGACCCAATTATCTCATCGGCATTAGATATATACGCAGATGAATGTACACTTAAAAACGAATTCGGTGAAGTTGTACAAATCAAATCAAAAAACGAAAAAATAAAAGAAATTTTAGAAAACCTTTTCTATGATATTCTTAATATTGAGTTCAACCTTTGGTCTTGGACTCGTAATATGGTTAAGTATGGTGATTTCTTTTTACTACAAGAAATACAACCAGGTGTTGGTATTATAAATGTAAGACCACTTCCAGTTTATGAATTGGAAAGAATAGAAAATACTGACCCAAATAATTCAAATTATGTAAAGTTCAAATTAAACCATGACCCCGCAGGAAAAGGTGAATATGAAAACTATGAAGTAGTACATTTTAGATTATTATCTGATACTAACTTCTTACCATATGGAAAGGCAATGATTGAAAATGGTAGAAGAATTTGGAAACAAGTTTCTCTTATGGAAGATGCTATGTTAATTCATAGAATTATGAGAGCACCCGATAAGAGAGTTTTCAAAATTGATATTGGGAACATTCCACCACAAGAAGTTGATAACTATATGCAGAAGATTATCACCAAAATGAAGAAAACTCCATTTGTGGACAAAAAGACTGGTGATTATAACTTAAAGTATAATATCCAAAACCTAACTGAAGATTTCTTCTTACCTGTTAGGGGTGGTGATAGTGGTACTGAAATTGATTCATTGGGTGGATTGGAATACACAGCAATTGATGATATCGATTACTTAAAAAACAAACTATTTGCGGCTCTTAAAATTCCAAAAGCATATTTGGGATATGATGAGAATGTAAATGGTAAAGCAACTCTTGCTGCAGAAGATGTAAGATTCGCAAGAACAATCGAAAGAATCCAAAGAACTCTTATTTCAGAATTAACTAAGATTGCAGTAACTCACTTAGCTGCTCAAGGTATTGACGGACCTGAAATGGTGGACTTTGAATTAGACTTAGTAAACCCATCTACGATTTATGAACAAGAAAAAGTAAATCTTTGGAGTGAGAAAGTTAGATTGGTTTCCGATATTCAACAATTAAATATGGTATCTAAAGATTGGGCATACAAAAATATATTTAACTTTAGTGAAGATGAGGTTGATTTCCAAAAAGAGCAACTTATCAATGACCTTAAAGATAGATTTAGATATCGTTCAATTGAAGATGAAGGTAATGACCCAGCAATGGAACAAGACCCAACTGATGTTGAAGATGAATTAGAAGAATTAAAAACTGAACTAAAAAACAAAGGTGGTAGACCAAGAGAGGGAAACACCTATGGAAAAGATAAACATCCTTATGGTAGAGACCCTTTAGGTAAAAAGGAAAATCAAAAAGCATTATCAAAGACCGAATCAAAAATTAGTAAAAGAACACAAAAAGTTGCACGGGAATATGTTAATGGGGTTTCTTCAAAACGAAAGTTGATGAGTGAAAACGGAGACTTTTTAGATGACACAAATTTGATTGATGAATAAAAAATCAGGAAATAAAAATTAACTTATATTTATATACGATGTAAAGTATCGTATATTGATATATTATTATAGGATAAAAACACAATGAAGAGGGTAAAACATTCAAAATTTAAGAATACAGGTATTCTATTTGAACTTCTCGTAAGACAAATTACGTTAGAAGTTCTTAATGGTGATACTACCGAAAAAGCTAAAAAAATCGTAAGTGAATTTTTTAGTCCAAAAACAGAGTTAAACAAGGAGTTAAGATTGTACGAACTTCTTATGAAAGAAAAGTACAATTCTGAGTCAAGAGCAGAAAAGTTCATTGATACTGTTAATGAAGCACATAATCGTATTGACCAAAAACAACTTCATAGAGAAAAATATAATCTTATTAAAAAGATTAACGAATCATTCAATATGGATGAGTTCCTTTCTTCTCCTATTTCTAATTATAGAGTTTTAGCATCCATCTATAAGATTTTTGAATCTAAAAAGATGAATAACTATGATATTAAAGATGTATTCAATTCAAAAATTACCCTCATTGAATCAATCACATCAAATCCAGCAGTTAAAACTCAATCTAAAAAAGATAAATTAGTTGAATCCTATAAAAAACAAGATAAAGATTTAAGATTACTTACTTATAAAATTTTAGTAGAACAATTTAATAAAAAGTATTCTAACTTAAATGAATCTCAAAAATCTTTATTAAAAGAGTATATAAACAACTTAACAAACACAACTGGATTCAAATCTTATGTAGAGAATGAAATTCCAAATATTGTAAAAGAATTAAAATCAATCCAATCTAAAGTTAAAGATAAGGTAACTAAAATTAAGTTAGCAGAAACTGCATCGGTTTTATCTAAAACAAAAATTGGTAAATCGGTTTCTGATAATCATGTATCATCACTAATGATGTCTTATGAACTAATTAAAGAGTTGAAAAGTAAATTATGAACTTAAAGGAGTTAATTGAAGATTTAATTGCAGAAATAGAGCAAGAAGAATTAGAAGTTGATGAAGCAACCACTACTGGTAATGTAGCAGGTTATAATACTCCTAATGCTTTCGCAGACACCGATGGAACTGATGATGAGGCAGAAGCAGATGTAGACCATATTATTAAGGTGAGTGGTTATAGTAAAGTTAATGAAAATCGTTGGCATGAGTTGAGAAAATCTGAAGGAACTCCAAAACAAAAAATAGGAGTAGGAATCAGAAACATAAACAAACAACTTAGTGAAATGGAATCTTTCTTAAACTGGTATGGAAAAATCAAGAAAGAAAGTGGACTGAGTTCAGACCAACAATGGAAACGAACTAAAAGTCATTTATTCAAAATAAGAGAAAGACTAAGAAGGATGGCAACATCTATATCCGAACTATAATTAGGAAGTAAAATTATGAGTATTACCAGAGAGCAATTAAAAAACATAGTTAAAGAGACTTTGAAAGAAGAATCTGAATATCAAGTATTTTTTAGAAAAGCTTTAGAAAAAGCAGGAAAATCTATTCCATCAATGTCTGATGAAGAAAAGAAAGAGTTCTTTAATAAGATTGATAAAGCATGGAATGGAAAAGGTGAAAAGAATGAAGGTAATGCTTTCGGAGCAGCAGTAGTTGCTGCAAAAGAAAAGGGTGAAGATGAATTCGAAGTTGATGGTAAAACTTACAAAGTTGAATCAGTAGTAAACGAAGATGCTAATATGAACAAAAAGGTTAAACAACTTTTAGATAAAAATCTAAAAGAGTTAACTAAAGGTAAACCAAATCATCAGTTTGCAGTAATGCATATTTTGATGGGAGCATTGAGTGATGCTAATTTCCATTCGGAAGCTAAGAAAGTTGCAAAACTATTCCCAAGAGCAAAATATGAGGGTGACCCGATGGCAGCTAAGGATGTTGAAGAATACTACCACTATGAGTTAGGACCGGATGTTGCAAATATTTGTAAATGGGATGGCAAGGATATAGTGATGGCTATGGGATTCTATGTATCAATGACTATCGGCAGACCCGTTGGTGAAAAAGTTGAAAAATTAGTTGAATCAGTAAACGAATCAGCTAGTTGTAGTTGTGGATGTGGTGGTTGTTCTGAATCAGTAAACGAAGCAAGAACTGTATCTAAACCTATCAAAGTAGATGATGATACTATGGTTCAAATCGTTGGTGATAATAAAGGATTTAGAGAACTAACGGCGGCTCTTAACCCTAAAACAGGTAAACCTATTCAAAAGTTTGGATATGAAAGAGGTAATGAAATTGCTGATAGTAAAGAAGAATTGATAAAAAAATTACAAAAAAAATATGGTAAATCAATCAAGTTTGAATCAGTAAACGAAGCAAAGAACGATGACAAATATGTAGTAATTGATTTCCATGAAAAGGGTGGTGGATTTGTAATGACTAAACCTGGTTCAAAAAAAGATGCAGAGGATAGTGCTCGTAGTATTAG